AAACATTCGAACCTGTTAAGTATAAAGTATATCCACTTGTCGTGTTTCTTTTGTCTAATAATCTTCTATCTGTATTACCATCAATTCTTACCCAACACTCTAAAGTAAAATCTCCTGTACCAAAATTTAAATTATCAGCATCAGCCACCTCAGCATAACCACTTCCGTCTAAATTAAACGAGTTCAATCTATCTCGAACTGCGTTACCGAAGATGTCCTTGGTTGGTATACTTGGGTTAGCTATAACAGTTGAGTTTAATGTTGCTCCATCATCTGTTAGTCTGTATGCACTTGCTGAAGATGAATCTTCTACTTGAGGTCCCCAAACTAACAACTCTGTAAGAGTTCCACTACCTCTAAAATCTACTAAATAAAAACTTTGCTCTCCTGTTGTTGAAGTTGTAGAATTTACCTCAAACCTCTGCCAAGTTTCTGTTAAATTAAAAGTGTTGTTAGTATTAGAGTTGTGTGATGTTAATTGAGCAGTTCCTGTTCCGCTTACAGTTCTTGCCCATATTGTCCTATAATAGTCAGCAATTGCTCCAACACCTGTAAACCAAAAACTATCTTTATTAGGATTGGATATTTTATAAGCAGTATTAGTTCCATCAGGAGCAGTATAACCACCATTTAAAGTTGGAGTAGTTCCTATACTTTGATTACCCCAAGTTACACTTTCAAAATCCTCACTATACGTCAGCAAATTACTCCCCTTACTCCAATTCATCATACCTAGTTGTGGTATTCTTGGTTGAGCATCAACGTATACAGCACCATTTATAGTACCATTATTACCTTCTCCTGAACTATCATAAACCAATGAGCCTGCACCCTCACTAATAGCCCAATAACCTTTTAAATTAGATAAACCTATTGATGTGCCACTTCTATCGGTTACTAAGTTTTGAGGGTTTGCGTAATCGTATGCGATGTCATCGGTTGATAAATTCTCATTGTACAACTGAACATCTGATAATTGAATGTCTCCGTAAGAATTGAAAGCAAATCCAAACCTTAACTCTGTTGGAGTTAATAAATCAAAATTGACAACTACTCTACTCCATTGGTTTAAAGGCACGCTTGAGCTTTGCACACCATTTACATAAATAGATACACTACTTAAACCTAATGTACTAATAACATTATTATTTGACCTTATTGCTTTTGTACCTCCAAAAGCACCACCAAATGTTAATATATTTTCAATACCTGTACCTAAAGGTTTTACCCAAAAAACTGCACTTTTAATAGGAGTTGTAAAATCAATTCCAACATTATCTCCTGAACCATCAAACTCTAGAGCCTTACCTGTAAACAACTCGCCTACATTATTGTTGCCCGATTTGTCTGGTGTGATTTGGGTTAGTTCTTTTACGGATATGTCGTCTATTTGAAAAACATCGCCTGCTGTTCGACCTCCAGCAGTTAAATTAAGTATAGTACTAAACGTAGATGGTGTTGCAACAAATTCGTAGTCTACAAATTCATTTGTAATTACTTGGTCAAAAAGAGGGAAGTAAGAATAACCTAATTGAAAAGCACCTGCGTTTGAGCCTGCTAAAGATACTTGTTTTGCTCTAAATTTAATTCGATAAGTTTTATTTAATTGAAAAACATTGTTTAAACTTTTTAAACTCCAAGAGGTATTTGAATTTCCAATGTTTCCATCTGCAACAACATTAGCTACACCATCCACTATTGTGGAGTTATTTATTAGTATCCAATCTGAATCAGTTGCAAAATCTCCATTAACAACTTCCTCCCCACCTAATGTTTCGCTCGTTTCAAATCCAAGCCACATCTTTAGATTGGTTGTGATGACGGAACTTATTGCGTTTCGAATAGCCCCGATTACGTTTGTAAATGTTATTATCATAATTTAAGCGTTTTAAATTAGATTAATATAAAGCTACTATGTCTGCTGCGATTGTTCCTGTTTGTCCTGTTGCGAATACTCTTTTAACTTGTACAGCTAAAACTGATCCACTTGCTAAATTTTTAAACTCTAATGTATCACCGCCTACAGTTGTAACTTTTAAATTACCACCTGTACCTATGTATAAAACTGCCCCCGCTCCTGGAGTAGGTAAATCTGCTGCATCGTTTGGTGTTACTGCGACTGCTTTAATTGCTTGTTGCGTTACTTTGTTAGTTGGAATGAATCCCATAATTTTAGTTTTTATTAGTTGTTATTAATTGATTGTTTAAAATTGTAAAAAGGTAGTGAGAGAAACTAGGCGAAAAAGGTAGCGAAAACCTAACCCCCTCACACCTTTTAGTTTACTTTTACTATACCTCTATCGTTCCAAAGGTCGCCTCGATTTAAACCTCTGTTAGACGTTGGTAACGTGCTTCCACTTAAAGTGTCCATAGTAGGAGTATCGCCTTTATCTCCTTTCTTTCCATTTGCACCTTTCAATCCTTGGTCGCCCTTATCGCCTTTATCTCCCTTTGGTCCTTGCGTTCCGCCTGAAATATCCTCTTTTAAATGTCGTCTAAGCTCGTCTATCTCTTCCGATATGTTTTGTAACTGAAGATAAACTATACCTAACTGAGCAAACGAACCTCTATCTTGTATGTGTTCTCCGTTTGAAAACTTAGTTTCTAACTCAGTTATCTTAGTGTCATCAACTTTGTCTTTACCATCACCTGTCTTAGTGAATATAGTCTTATTTTTCTTGTTTGCTAGTGCCATATCTTAAGGTGCTGTTGGTTGTGTGTTGTATTGTAAAACGATTGTCATCGATGTATTTTGAATTTGAGATGTATCTTCCCTAGATATAGATATAATATCTCCTTTAGTGAAAGTCCAATTACTAGGACAATCAACCTCAAATGTAGTTGTGTATGAAGAAACACTTAAAGCATCGCCAATTCGAGTACTTGAATCTCCATCTTTATAAAACCTTAATATAGATGTTCTACTTCCTGTGTGAGAATTATAGCTAAGTATTTTTTTAATAAAACCATTGTAAGGAACTGTAAACATTAATTGATAATCAGAAGAGCTAAGAGTATTACTAGCTGCAATAGAAGCACCCGATAAAGGTATATAAGTTTCACTTGTATTAGCATTATGATAGTGAGCTGTCCGAACGTCAAGTACGTTTTCCGCTTTTACGTTGGTTAGGTCGGATTTAAGAGCCGAAACCATACTACCTATTGGGAAATCTATATCTGAAGTGAAACTATCAATTAGTATTTGTGTAGCACCTTTAGCTAATTCACTTCTTGATGTTATTATAACACTATTACTTCCATCAGGATAACTTAATCTAAGTTTTTGATTATCATATACTCTACCTGTTGTAGTACCATCAATTTGAAACTTATCTATTGCACTCCCAGCGGTTATGGCTGTATCTATAACACCATAATCGTCTAAAGAAATATAGTTTGTATTTTGAGTTTTTATACTAGATATACTTCCTTGTGTTGATTCCTCAAAATTAGTGTCTTGATTTAATGAAAAAACTGCCGACCCTGGACCTTCCGTAGAAATATTAGGAGATATATCGTCAATCTGACACCACTCTCCACTCATTATTTCGCTTTGAGCTTTAAATGTACCTCCTAAGAATTGATAATATTTAAAATCTGAATCAGTAGGGTTAAGTTTGTATTTAAGCACTTTAAGCGGTGATATGTCAGCCGATTGTACGTCAGCTTGTAATATTTGTAAAGGTCTAACTTGCGTTAGTAAATACTCTTCTACCACTAATTGTAGTATCGTTTGATAACCGCCCGAATTACCTTTTCTAAATCCTTCTGTTACTGGAGCAATAATATTTGATCCAATGTCTTTTTGTATAGAGTAAAGCCTGTTAGAAGATTGACTAAAAGCATCTTCACCTGCCATTCTTTGACCTATTGCTATAGAACCTAAGTCTTTAGTATCATACGCTTTTACGTCTGATTGTGTAGCTCTATATATTATTTCAGAATCTACTGATTGTCCATTATTTTCTTCACTTGGAATAAAACTAAACTCTATACACTCTGTTTTATTTGATATTGGCGTTGGGTCAGTTACTGAATCAACAATAGATGCTCCACCAATAGTTCTTTGAAAGTAATCGTTTGATGTACTTGTACCTATAGTAACAGTACCACTAATAGGTGCTTCTTGTATTTCAGCTGTAAACCTTAAATTAGTTCTAAATAAATAAGTGTCTGCTGCTATTGGCTGAGATTGATTTCCAAATAAATAAGGCGTTCTTTTACAAGGCCATTCGTTGTAAGAATCCCAATCTGCGTTATTACTAACATCGATAATACTTGGCATTATGCTTGGGTCATTTATAGCGTCACTTTGAGATACTGCATAACCCCTTTTAAGACCTAAAGTTAAGGCAGTAGAATTATTTAAAGTCCAAACTAATTGATTTGTTCCGTTTGATTGTAAGTAGTAATTATTTGTTCCGTTTGATAATTTTATAGTTAAATCACAAGAGTTTGTGTAAGTGTTACTAAATACATCGTGATTAGCATTCAAATCAGTAAAATCACTTTTTGTAACCCTAATATTATTATGAAACACAAAGTGCATTGTGTGAACACCTGTGTTAGCAGCTAAAAACCCTGCTATTAAACCACTTCCTTCTATATTTATCCCTTCACTTAAACTAAAATTAGACGCACCTTGACTATGCTTTAGGCTAACACTTTCTAAAGGTGGATCGTAAGTAAAAGTAGAACCGCCTAATATTGGATTGTCAGTCGTATTTATAATTATTGCTGTATCAATATTCTCTACAATTTGACTTTGAAAGACAGCAGAATAATTATAAGTTCTTAAAGTTCCTGTTGAATTATCTAATAATTCGTTAGGCTGTATAAAATTGTATTTACCTTCAGCTAAATATCCTTTTAAACCAAACAACCTAGATATACCTTTTAAAACATCTCCAAGTTTAAAATCTAAAGGATTTCCTCCAGGTACTACATTACCTTCTTCATCAAATTGTGTAGGGTTAGAAAAAGCTCCTTTTGATATATGATAAAGACTTAAAGGATTTACACTGTTATATGAGGATTCGTCACCATCTCTCCACCAATTAGCACTTGTTCTTAACCACTTATGATTATCAGGAGATGGGTTTAAATTATTACTCGTACTACCACCGATATTTATGCCTGAATATGAACCATTTTCAAAAGAAAACAAAAATTCATTTACAAAAGTATTCGAACTATTTTTTTCAGTTTCACTTGCAAATGTAAAAGGCTTTAATTGGTCTATATAACCAATAGAATCGGTAGCCACAAGTTTATAAACGTAAGGGTAAGGTAAGTTTTCTATAGTGTCAAAACTAGGTTGCACCCAACCAAACCACCAAATATTATCGTTGGTTACAGTACCTTTATAGATTCTTACATAATAAGATTGAAAACCACTTGCTAAAGAATCGTAAACAAATGCTTCGTCAGTATCATTTTCAATAAAAAAATTAATGTTACATTCTGAACCTAAAAATGTTGGGCTTCTATCTGAACCTTGTCCGTTCCAAGTTATCTCAAACCCTTCACCTTGCATTTTAAATTCAGTAGGGTTATCACCACCACCTGTAAAACCATCTTTCCAAATTTCTATATTCCAATTTGTGCCTTTTTCACCTATTATATTGGAATATCTATATTTACCAAATGCCATATACTACCTTCTTTGTTTTCTTCTGTTAGCTCTATCAAACACTATCAATAAATCATCTCCGCTTATTCTTACATCAGGAATTGCAGCAGCACCTCCGCCACCTAAAGCGTGGTTAGGTATAATCGTTCCGCTTGAACCTGGTACGAATAGTTCAGGTCCTACTTCACCTACCATATAAGGAGTAGAACCCATTACAGGTCCACCTGATGCTCTACCTTCTAAACCACCACCCATCATACTACCTAAAATACCTTTAAACTTTGTAGCTCCACCAAACAATTTACCACCACCAAATCCAGGGAACATCGCAAATACCGCAGCTAATAAAAGAGCCTTAACTATCATAGCACCAATTTGTTTACCTATTTCATTAAACATCTTAGTCATACTCTGAAGTATAGGCTCACCACTATTTACTATAACAGAAGTCATATCTATAAAACTAAGAGTTAAATCTTGTACGTATGATTGCTGTTGATTCTTCCATCTTTGAGTTGCTGCTGCTTGGTCTGCTAATGCTTGATTGTAGGCTTCACCCAACCAAGGGTACATAATTTCTAAAGGTATACCTTCTGCTGTACCGCCTGTACCGCCTGTAACAACTGCACCGCCTGTACTGCCTTCAGAGTTATTTAAAATAACACCTAATTCATTAGCTAATTCTGATGCTTCTTTATTTATGTCTTTTAATTCTTCTTTTAAACTTGATAAATAAGTAGTAGAACCATCAAATTTAAGTAAAGAACCTTCTAAACCTCTTAAAAATGTCCCTGCTTCTTTTGTTTTTCCTTTTCCAAAAGAACCTAAATCTATACCTAATTCTTTTACTTTAGATTTTATAGCTTCTATTTGTTCAATAGGAGTTAAATTACTTAAATCTACAGAACCACCTAAAAAATTATCGTTATATTCTTTAGCTAATTTATTTAGTTTTATTAACTGATTTTTTTCATTTTCTCTAGCGTCAGAAATTTTAGTTACTAAACTCTGTACTTTTTCTTCTTGCTTTTTAAGAACTATTCTTTTTATTAATTCATCATTATAACTTTTTGCTGCTTTAGTTAAATCATCATTAGATACTTTTTCAGCATCAAGATTACCTAAATAATTAGGGTATTTAGATTGTATTTCTTCTATTATATCTAATCTTAATTGAGAACCATCGGCAGCAGATAAAGCGGCTTGTGTTAGTGTATCTAACTCATCTGCTTCTTTTTCCATAGCGACAGTAGCACTATCTGATTTTGTTTTTACAAACACAAAAGCAGCACCAAGGGCTAACAAACCACCTGTAATAGGGTTAAGCATAGAAACTAACGCACCAAAACCTATAAGTACAGGACCAAGTACAGCTAAGAATCCACCTACGTTTATTATTAGATTTTTAGTTTCATCGTCTAGGTTCGTGAATTTTTTTGCTAAATCTGTAATTTTTTTTATTATAGGAGTAATAGCTTCTGATATTAAACCACCAAACTCTAATTTTAAACCTTCAATAGCCGATTGCATTATCTTGAGCTTATGCTCTGTCGTATCGGTCATTATATCATTCATCTTATCTAACTCACCTGTATTGGTTTTGTATTGCCTAGTGAGTTCTCTTACTTGCTTTTCATTTTTAGCAAGAATAAGAAGTTGATTGGCGGCTGTAGCACCTACTAACGATGATGCGTGGTCAAGGTCCATTGTACCATCAGCCAAGTGTTTGAGAGTTTGTTCGAACGGTATTCCTTGTTCGTTCAACTTCATAAATACCTTACGAAGTCCTGTACCTGCTTTAGAAGCCTTAATACCATTATCCATAAGGACACCCATCATCGCTGATAGTTGCTCTATATCTATTCCTAAAGCATTTGCTGAAGCCCCTGCGTGACCGAAAGCGGTACTAAATGTACTAAGTTGTATTGATGAATTTGCAGCAGCAGAAGCTAATACGTTAGCTACCCTACCTGCTTCGTGAGATTCTAAGTTAAAAGCGTTTAATGAAGATGCTGTAACATCAGCAGCAAGAGATAAATCTTCTCCTGTTGCAGTTGCTAATTTCAATATAGAATCTTCCATCGCTATAATCTGTGATGGATCGAAACCTTTGCGACCAAGAACTAATTGAAGGTCAGCTACTTGTTGGGCTGTAAACCTAGTTGTAGAACCAAGATTTTTAGCTGATTCTGTAAGTTGTTGAAATTCTTTTTGTGTTGCCCCAGTAACCGCATTTACTTTAGCCATCCCCGATTCAAACTGAACAAAGGTGTCCATAGCGGACTTACCTAAAGCGACTAAAGGTGCTGTAACACCAAAAGAAAGTAAAGAACCCATCCGAGCTGCTTGAGAACCGATTTTAGCAAGAGATCGACCTGCTTTACCCATCCCTTTTTCTAACCCTTTAATGTTAGCTGCGACAATTATCGAGATGGTCTTTACTGATACACCCATTTTATATCTTATTAAATTTAGATTTATTGTATTTCTCGAGAACCTTTTGTATGTGTTCTTTAGAAGCTATTTCTTTTTTAGGTTTATTCTTATTATCCCAAGGAAGAGGTAATACCTCTTGTGGTTTCAACTTCTTCTTAGAGTGAGGCGATAAGCACCCCATCAATATGATTCGAGTTTGTTCCCATTGGTTCTGTGAGAGTTGTTCCTGATACGTTTTAAAGCCCTCTAAGCGATTATTAAAAGAACGTGGGGTTAAACTATATAATTCATCATAACCTAACCCCAACATCCCTAAACCGATTTGCTCTAATTTGTCCCAGTCAATATCTCCTTCG